CCAAAGCAAGCAAGGTCAATGTCTGAGCAACGTTGCAGCTATCTTGGCGAAGTGTTCCCAGACTTTACGGCGGAACTTCGCCCGTTCAAAGGGCATCCTTACGCGGGTCGCTCTCAGATGGGATACGGTCGCAAAATCCCCACCGATTATGCTATTAGATTAGGTGCAAGGTGGTACCGTGTCTATGTTTGTTGCTTTAGTAACGCTGGCACCGCCTACATTATCACTAAGGGTCATCCTTTCTTAGTGGTTCTTGACGGCGATCTTATCAGCGTTAGAGGTTAAATCTTAATCCCTATCATCCCATCGCTACTACCACAATGTCAATTTACCATGAGAGATTAGCAGCCAAAGCCTACACTGGCAGAGTCTACTGTCAGCATGTAAGGCTAAATTCCCAAGGCTACACTTATGGCAAATGTCCCCAATACTGGGGAACCGGTGAAAGGTTATATTGTATCAGTGATTATGACGGTTTACATTCTGATCATGTTAGGGCATCCTGCCGCGATGAGGCATTAGATAGGGCGCGTGATATATACCCTTTAGGTATAATCTCCAAATGTTAATCATCCCATTATTTCATCAAAACAATGTCAACTAGCACCATTACAGACTCGATTCGCTATCTTGCTACAATCTCAAAGTTTACTTATCACAATACTACAGAAAACGAAAACATTATCATAGAGTTTAGGCGAGCATGGTGGGATAATAGTGTTCAGGATAGCATGTGGTATTCGCAAGCAAGAAACAGAAAGGGCAGCATAGTCTACGCCAAGCATGTTACCGTAGACTATGCTGCCGATATTCTGCGACGTTACCGTGAATTTATAGAAGTGGAGTACTTTACTTCTGGCATACCTTTATCAGATCGTGATTAGTTAATCATCCCATCATCCCATCATCCTATCACCATGCCGAAACTTCCAACGATTAAAGAGCTTAGCGCTTTAATTAAAGCGGTAAAGCGCAACATCGACACAGATTGTAGGGCATCATGCGATCCTGATGACCATCTGCCAGGGATACAGCTAACCTGCGGGATCAACTATCAGGGAGCATGGTCTTACCAGACGGGCGATAATAGCTATACTGGCGGCGCTTATGGTTACCCCTACTGGGCCGTGGTTAATGTCCACCGTCGCAGTAATAGCAGGGGTCTGGCGCGAGAGATACTAAACCAGTGGCTGGAACTGATCACGCAGCCGGCGGAACCTTAACCACATTGCTAACTGTTACGGGTCAGATGCGGAGCGTAGCATCTGACCCTAGAATAAGCAGGCAAACAACGCAACCCAACCCAACCCAACCCATGGCCAAAACACTAGAGTCCAAAGAATGCCCTTACCGTGCCAATGGTTTTGACAATCGCAAAGCATACTTAGATTCTCTCAGGGAGGAGTACGGCGGCTTAGTAGACATAATGACAGGCATTCTCCCAGAGTCAGAAGACTTTGATGGCCTAGTTTCAAGCCTTGAAGATGCAATGGACAGTGGAGAATATGATGATTTAATCTAGCATTATCATCCTGCAATCGCTCCCCGGTTTGTTATGCTTACCGGGGGCAGGGTTGCGGTTTTCGTGTAGCGGAGAGGGGGTGCCCATACCTCTCCCATCTCGCACCAGTATTCTCCCAATATAATATCCCGCCCCAACATTCTCCCAAACAATATGCCCACATACAAAAATACGCCAGCGTACAAGCTAGCGTATAAGTTGGCGTACAAATAACCGGGGGTAGGGGTTGCGTTTATGGCTTACAAGTAAGCATCCATCCACCAGTGCCACCAACCATCCAGCGAGGGTTCCAGTTTTTGCGGCTGTAGTTGGCTTACAAGTAAGCATCCATCCACCAGTGCCACCAACCATCCAGCGAGGGTTCCAGTTTTTGCGGCTGTAGTTTTGACGGTAGCCGTTGTAATTAGCAGTATAACCACCCTGAATCAACTTGGCTTCGCCGTTAGGGTCGTTCTGAATCCAATGAGTAGAAGTGTAGCCAACAATCACGCTCCAGTGGCCGCCGCCAACAGGGTTGCTAACGTTGCCTTGATGCAGCCAGCCCACGGCAACAGGTCGGCCAGCGTTAATTTCAGCTTCAATAGTCTTGGGATTTCCGTCAGTTCTAAAATTAGCGTCCAGCCCTAGCGAGCGCAAGGCCCTAAGTTGAGCTTCAGCATCGGTGGTGTCTCCATACTTTTGCCGGATGCTGTTATAGGCATCATCGTTGGCAACCTTGCCATAAAACATAGCCAGCATGGCGCAGCTAGAGCTGAAACACTCTCGATAACCAGTGCCGCTGGCGTTATCGTTTTGAGACTGCCACTTGACATCGAGAGGGTTGGGAAACCTGGGCGAAGTTGCGGTCACAATAACTCGCTGTTGATCACTCATCAATCATAGCACGGCTACAGCGTCAGCGTCTTGCGAGCAACAAGTCGTGTCACCCCTGCCGGATCAACGACAACAACGCCAGCCGTTGCGGAAGATGGTAACAGTTTGTAAGGGTATGGCAGTTTCCAGCCAATCTCGCCATTGTGCCGGACCATCGTAAACTCGCGGGGGCGTTCCATGGCTCAATCATAGCTCATCCCTTGCCGGCAGGCAACGTGATAGAATGACACTGCAACAATCAACGCATCATGGGCACTCTCGCTGACTGGCAGATCCACGAACGCTGCATGGCTGGTATGGTCACGCCATGTGATCCTGCATTGCTTAACCCAGCGTCGCTTGACTTGCGCCTTGGCAGTAACATTATGATTGAATCAGCAGAAAGCCCAGAAATGGTGCTAGTTTCAATCGCTAAATACACAGAAGAAAATCCTTATCTCATAGTGCCAGGACAGTTCTTCCTGGCCGAAACTGACCCAATCTTCAACATTCCCAACGACTTAGAAGGCCAATTTATCCTTAAATCCTCTCGCGCAAGGAGTGGATTACAGCATTTGATGGCTGGTTTTTGCGATCCTGGCTGGCATGGCTCGCGCTTAACACTTGAGCTTAAGAATGTTCGCCAGCTTTGGCCGATAGGCATTTATCCAGGCATGAAGATCGGGCAGATGAAGTTTTCTACGATGGATTCCGAACCTAGGCGCTCTTATGCCGTCACCGGCAGGTACAATAACAATGCAATCGTTACCCCATCAAAGGGCTAAAGTCGTGAGCTTTTTGCATCGCAAACCTAAATTGCTTATTATCGGCCATGCACGTCACGGCAAGGATACCCTTGCTGAAAAAATCCGCGACAGAATGGACCTGGCGTTTACCTCTTCTTCAGTTTTTGCAATACCCCTGACAAAACACGAACGGCTCGAACCATGCTTGAGCGTGGTTACGATATGTACGTTGGGATGCGAAAGCGAGATGAATTTAACGCTTGCCGCGAAGTTAGATTATTTGATTGCGTTATTTGGGTTGACGCACGGCAGCGCAAGCCCCTGGAAAGCAAGGATTCGATGGAACTGATCATCTACGACGCTGAACTTTATTGCGATAACCATGGACCCGAAAAAGACTTGGACTCGTTTGTAGGCGAACTTCAAAATCTTTTTCACTCCAAAGGCTACTGCGCTGGCCCCGATGCTGAGTGGCACTAATGGGAAGTCGCAACAACAGAATCAAGTGCCCCGATCCTGACTGCGGCTCGGTTAATGTAATCGTTGTCGAAACCCGCTACATGGTATGCGGTAGCCGGGTAAGGCGGCGGCGTTGTGAATGCTGCAAGAAGTTATGGCATACGATACAACCGCCTGAGCGGGAAGTCGAAAGCTGGCGGTTTTCCTGGCCGAGGCGGGGGCCAGTTGCTCGACTACCACCAGCAGAATCGCCAGAAAAAGGCAAAATATAAAGAATTAGTAAATCTGGTGAGTGGTGACAGTACCTGACTCGCCTTTTGCAAGGTTAAATTTGCCCAGACATAAATAACCAAAGGCGTCGAAAGCATGATCGACGCCAAGTTTCTTGTTCGGCATTCTTGTGCCTTCGGCGTAACCTAGTGTGCGGAATGACTTTATCAGCTCCCGGCAGCGTGGATGGATCTTAGTATGCACTTCCCCGTCTGCCGTGCGCAATGCTGCGTTCACGGATCGAATCTTGTCAGCGGTGTTATAGGGCGCTTCAGGGGCAAAAACAGTAATGCCAGCCTTCCTAAGGATCTGGTGATCGCTAACGCCAACACCAGACGTTTGCTTTCTTTTGCCGGTCGGATCAGGGCAAGCAATAATGCGGCGGCGAGTATCCGCGCCTTCGCTTGCCCAGCATTCGCCACCATATAGATCAATTAGCACGTCTGCCATGTCCCATGTATTGGCGCCCTTTAGGTTCAGTTCATTAAAAATTCGCAATTCTACAGCTCTGCCGTTTACCTTAATAATGTTTGCGCAAATAGCAGTAAGCGGATCGTTGTTAAAGTCCATTCCAACATATAGCGGCAACCTTGGATCGTCTTCAATCGTTGAGTCGATATTATCCATTGAAAAACACGACACCACAAGACCCGTGTTGGACAGTATCTTCGCTTCGTACTCGCGCTCGAACACTTCAGGCGCTAGCGTTCTTCTGGCTTCTGCAATCTCGGATGCTGGAATGTTACCGCCTTGCAAGGATGTGTACTCATATAATGACCATTGCTTAGGGTCAAGCCTTTCTAGGCCAGGATCGGCCATGTCAGCATTCTGTAGAAGCAAGATTGTTTCGTAGAACCAACCTGCCGTGCCTTCAGGCGAGGGAGTGGTAGTAAAGAGCGCCCAGCCGTTGCGGTCAGAAAGTGCAGGGCGGATAACTGATCTCCATGTATATTCCGTCTGGAAAGCGCATTCGTCTAAATTTACCCCGCTTAATGCAGGACCGCGCAAAGCATCTGGATCTTCAGAACCCTTAAGGTAGATGCAAGATCCGTTAATCAAGTCTATTCTAAGGTTTGATTCGTTTTTCTTTCTTATCCAACGTTCGGGAATAATACTCTTGTAAGTATCCCAGGCGATCTCTTTTGCCATCCGATACGTTGGCGCAACATAATAGTAATTGCCCTTGCGCTCGCTAGCGCCGCGCAGCATTTCGATTGCCCCTAGCACCGTCTTTCCACCACGCCGGCCAGCTAAGACAACACGAAAACGGCGTCGATCATTAAAAATCATCCCCTGCATTGGCCGCAGAGAAAGCCGGTTTTTACCTACTACAATGTCGCCACTTGGGCGAAGTCCCGTGGGGGCAGTAGCTGTCGCCATGGAGACTCGATCTTATCCACCGACTGTAACCCGTGCATCCTGGCGCCGGCAGGCTAGGCTGACCGGAAACGCTTTGCCGCAATGAACCTAGCAACCAGAAAAATATCACTGCCAAACTACATAGACGTAAATAGTCCATTTTATATGGACGACATAAATAGGCGAATGCGGCAAAAGTGGGAAATAATGCAAGCCGTCACAAAGGGGACTGAGTATTTACACGCAAATGCACATATCTACCTGCCGCGTGAACCAAGAGAGCAAGAAGATCCCAAAACTAAAATCGACCCATGGAAGACTCGTGTTAATCTTTCTGTTTTAGCGCCATTTACAAAGCGCTTAATCCATAACGCAGCCGGCATGGTTATGCGTAAGATGATTAAACTGGAAGGCGGTGATCCATATTGGGAAGAGGAATTTAGGAAAGATGTTGACGGTGACGGCACTTCATTGGACCTGTTCGCCCTAAAGCGGCTAGAAGTTGCGCTTACCTATGGCATGTCGTCAATAGTCGTTGATGCAGAAAGGCGCGAAGCGCAATCTGCTGACGATCAAATCAAGCCATTGCGCCCGTACTTTGTGCCGGTTGATCCATGGCAGTATTTAGGTAGCCGGCGAGAAAGTGACGATCCTGGCGCAAAGCTAACAACGTTTCGCTATCAGGAAGAGCGCAAAATTGCTAAGGGCGCCTACGGGGAAGAGTACGTTTTTGTCGCTCGCGTTCTTGTCCCTGGCGGTTACGAAGTGTTCGAATCGAATAAAACAATAGGTGATATTGGGCTTACTCCTCTCGACTATATTCCGTTAGTGCATATCTACGCCGAGAAAGAAGGCTATCTATGCGCTACTCCCCCACTGTCTGACGTTGCGCACCTAAATATCGCTCACTACCGGCGCCTAGCAGACCTTCTGCATTCGTTGCATATCGCTGCTATTGGCTTGTTGGTACTGGAAGAATACGATGGCAACGAGGCGATTACGGGGCAGAATTATGCCATCAGAATGAATATGGGCAGTAAAGCGTACTGGGTCCAGTGTGACGCCGGTTCCTTTGCGGCGCAAGCAGCTTTACTTGATCGCCTGGAGAATGAAATCTCGCATCTTGGCGTTACAAAGCTGCTAGGCCAAAAACATGTAGCCGAAAGTGCCGACGCAAAACGTATCGACCACCAGCAAGCCAACTGCGTGCTATCAGTGGCCGCTACTGAAACGCAAGCTGCGCTTAATGAAGCATTTAGAATGGCGGCAGAATACAGAGGCATAGAACCACCCAGGGTTGTTATCGACAAAGACTTTGACTTCTATCTGGCCAGATCACAACTGAGCTATTCCTTCGCATCCTGGCCCAAGGCGAATGGATACCTGAGGACGTGGATCTAGTTGAGCTAGGCGAAGCCGTTAAGCAGTTGAAAAAGGAGGCGGAACGTGTTATGCTTGAGCAGCAAAAAACGCAGAACGCCAATGGTGCCGCAAAATCAGGACGCTCGCTCCCGTCTTCTGGAGCTGGTCGAAAAACAGGCGCTGGCAGTGCGTGAAGACGTTAAGAAAGCCCCTGAACCGCTACACGCAGCAGTTCAGGGGCTTTCAGTTAGGCGCTGCGATCAGAAGCCGGACTCGCGCTGAACGGCCTTAGTGGCCCGAATCGACTCACGATCAATCATCGGCTTTTTCAACACTTCGGTCTTGCATTCGCCGTCCGTATTAACGGTCTTCCGAAGTACAAGGCCGCCCATGTCAATCGTTTCGGGGCCAGTCGGCTTGTTTTCATCGTCAGAGGCCGGCTCAAGCTGTGCCAGCCGTGCCCTGAGCTGTGCAATCTCAGTAGCCGGATCGGGCGCGGCAGGGGCCACGGGCGCAGCGACAACCGCAGGTGCCGGAACGCTGGGCTTTGCCGC